CGATGATAAAGTGAAGGTACTAGAAACTAAACTCGAAGAATTCGACAAGGAAAAGAAGTCATATGAATATAACATTAAGAAACTCGAGGATGCTATTCAGAGGAGGAATACAAGTGAAATCTTTGACATGTTTGACACCATGACGAATATACTCAGGATTTTGCGTGAAGAGAGTACCTGAATTTGTCGAAGAAATGCACCGTATTTCTAAAGTTGTGATACACAATCATACATAGGGCATCACCAATATCGTGTTTTCTTTCATATGGAATCTCCCCATCGATATATTTTTCAGCGATAGAGACAGTTCTCTCCTTTCGTTGATCATAGTCTAGATGTCTAATCCCAAAATGCGTGTGCATGCTCACAGGTGAAATTAAAGAAACCTTATCTCTGAACATGTAATGTAATAGAATTTCTATATTTTGAAAGCCACCAGGTGGTTGTCTCTCTATCAGTATTTTTTCGGCAGAATCAAATATATCTTGATGATCTTCCACAAATAAAGGAATAAGATCTACAAAGTCATTAGACTTGATATATTTATAATCTTCAAGACTTACCTTTTTTACGTAACACACTTCAATCTTTGGACCACTATCAGATTCTGCGAGAACAAGACCCATATTGTGATACCCTATATCTATCGCTAACACCTTCATGGCTTTAAGTGAAAGATTTTCCTTAACTATAGTAAATGAAAGTCAAGACGAAGACTCGACTCCTATGGGTTGCTCTCGTCATTCTGGGTGCTATAGCTACTTATATGTGGTACAATCCCAAGGTTGTTGAAGTGCCCGTAGAAGTGGAAGTGCCCGTAATGATGCCACCACCCAGACCTGTACGTACCCAGGAGGTGAGACGAGAACCGGAGTTTAGAGGTCCTCCTATCAAGCAGTACAAACCTGGACACATGCAGCAGATGGGTATCCTCGTGAGTGGTGAAGGTGAGACCCTCCCTCTCTATGGTAAAGAGGTGCGTGGTCGCCGAGATCGTTACCACTACTACACAACAACGGGTGGTGAAAACTTGTACCCTATTCCAGTGAGCCATGAGGGTCGTGACTGCATAGATGATATCGGATGCCAGGAGCTCTATGGAAATGAAACAGTCTCAGTGACGGGTAAGACTGGTTCATTTGATGTAAAAATGTATCGCACGGATGATTTCTTTTAACAAAAATGATTCTTCAAAGCTTCGTATTCAGTTTTCTGAAGTCCAGAAGATTCTGAAAACCTCGCCTTCAAATTTAATAATTCTTTGACTGTGTCGTCATCGAGACTTTTGATAAAATCCCTCTTAGCCTCAATGTCGTCAAGTTGGTTATGTTCTTTTTGTGCTTGTATAAATGGCCATGTATGTTTTCTAAGAGATGCAACTTCGATTTCAAGTTGTATCATACGTGGAATAAGAACTTCTCTTACGAGTTTGTCTGTTTCGGACATGTAGCATACTCTCACGAAATCCCTAAATACTTTTATCATGTTTTAGTAAGTATGACACCAGAAAAACGCAATTTTGTAAAAAAATTGGCACATGGTGTTCGAGACTTGATGGAGTATCTAAAATGTGATAGACGTATAGGTATCAATCCTCAATCTGATTTGGAAAAGTTTATAAAAAGACAACTGCTCATAAAAAGAAATGACAATGGATATGAATTTTCAGTAGGAAAATTTCGAATAGGTTTGGATGTGCTACCACCAGAACGTGTGATCGAATTGCTCATTTACCTTGACCAGGTTGGTGTAACGATCGACCGTGCATTTACGATGGCATCACCGAATCCACTTCTATTTAATGAAAGTGACCAAAAATTCGTCAAATTGATTAATGACGGAGAAATCAAGACGTTTTATCATTTTCTTGTCTATTAATAAATGCAGTACAGGGAATTGAAAAATAAAGCTAAGAAACTGGGTCTTCGCGTCACTAAAAATGTCGATGGTAAGCGTGTGAAACTTACTGCCAGGGAACTTCGATCGAAGATTACCATGAACTTCGAGAACAGTGTTAGGAATGCCCAGAAGGTTATTCGAATTTGCCAGACTGTCGTTGCACCAGTGGTAACACCAAGGCCTCAGGGTGCTCGTGTTCCCCCACCACCCCCTCCTCCCAAGAAGCCTGTACTAAACAACAAGCGCGCCAAACTTATGGCCGAACTCAAGGCGACTCTTGCCAAAAAAGGTCTCCGCTAATAATAAATGCCAAGTGTGAAACAGATTCAAAATGCTAAGAAAAAGCTGAAGAAAACTCCCAAACCCAGTGGGAACAGTCCCAAACTCCCCACGTCGGCGATGCTTCGTCTTATTGCCGCGGATCCTAAGATTAAACGGGATAAGGCGTTTGTGAAACGTGCTTTGGAACTCGCGAAAATAAATAAATGATAAAGATATAAGATGGCAGAGATTCTCCTCGTCGTGTGTGCTATGTCATGCTGTTCTTCTTCTGTTGGTGGGGTAGGGGCTTTTATAACGGGTTTTATACCGAGAACCGAGCCACATCTATTGAGAGTTACGGAAGCAGACAAAATGAAAAAGATTGTTGAAGAATTTGTGGAACAGGATGAGAAGAAGAAAGATCAACTCAGTAGTTTCCCTGATCCAGGGCCCGACTTATCTATTCTAAGTGATGAACAGAGAGTTGAATACACCGATATTGTTAGACAATTCGCAGATGACTTGCGTGATGGAGATTTATGTAAAACGGTGAAAGATCTCACCGACGAAGACGGTAATTTTATAGGTAAAAAAGTATTAAAAGAGTATGCGGATACTGTTTATACACTCGATGGCACTAAATCGAAGGACGATGTGTTTAACGAATATGTCGGAATTGGTGATCAACTTAGTAAAGGTGAAATAGACGAATATTCCAGAATATGCACAGCTTCTGATGAAGAGTACGAAGCCATGCTTCTTACATAAATATTACTCCAAACTTCTTGGTGATAATCTTCTTCGCACCCTCAAAAGTTGGATGACCCCAGAGGTACCAACGGGACCAAAAACCAGCCCCGTCGATACCACTCCTCTTCCAATCCTCTTTGTCACTCGATGTCACATCGAGCATCATTTTATGGATCCGTGTTGGATCCCGCTCAGCTATCGTTCTCTTGGGTACTTGACCACCGTGGCGGAGTACATAGGAACGCATACGTGAAGGATTCTTGTGTTTGGTGTAGTCGGAATACCCACTGGCACCAAAGTCAACAGTCCTGCCGTCTTCTAAGATGGCCCTGAACTTCTTCTTACGATCAGGGCTTTTGATAATCTTGACGCGCATACTTGTAATATGCTAATATAATTTACTTGCACGCCTGGCAAGTGTATCCCTCCGTTTTGCGTTGGAGGCTATTACGGAGCTTGGAACTACGCATCACATATTTCTCCTTGGATGGCGCGAAAATTGACTTTTCGGAACCACGCTTGATGAGAAACAGATGATCATACATGTGAAGAAGGGCAATGGTGAGTGCGATAGAACCAACAACCATACCATTCATCTTCCGGGCTGTGTAAGCATAGGCGACGACCACACCGATGAGAATGATCTGGATGAGAGTAATCTTGGGCATGACGAAACGCTTCTCGACCGTCTTGACCGTTTCGGTGGGTTCAGGGGCAGCGTAGTTGGATTGACGAGGATATCCTGGCATTTTAATATCTACACAGAAAATAATGTGGCAACTGATCCTGATACCTATGGGTATGATACTTCATGATTATATGAAGGCACCCATAGATCGCCTGTATTTTAACAACCCACGGCGTATCCTAGTAGGTATGCAGAATACTCTAGTTGATATACTTAGTAGTGCATCAACACCCCAAATCCCTGGACTTTGGCTCATTAAGGCACACTACGATAAGATACGAAAGGAGTTTCATGAACTGTCACCAAGTACAAAGCGTCACCCTTTTCATGACCTGGACCCATGGTTTGACAAGAATGATGGCTACTACTTCTATAAAGTAGAGGATTTCCCATGTATCAATAGTCTGATCAGCCAAATTCCGAGTATCGAGAAGGAGACCGCTCGTTTTGCTGTAGCAGAGGGACCAATGGTTATACCACCACATCGAGCTGAATCTAATTGGCACCTCAGGTATCATCTCACTATAGAGAGTGGTGGAGATTGCACACTCTATACTGATAGGGGGGCACATGAACACATAGAAGGTGAAGACTTTCTCTTCGATCATGCTAGATACCACGAAGTTGTGAAAAGGGGTACAGGTAGGCGTGTCGTACTCATTCTAGATGTTCATAGATGTTTCTGACAAACTGCGATGTACATGTCACTCCCACCGATGAGTTCTAGTTCTTTGTTCTCTACTGTGCGTTTTGTGAATGGTCCAGAATTGCCATTCCCACAATGCATACACAGTGCTGAGAGCTTCGTAACTTCACTCGCGAGTGGAATACAATCGAGGAGTTCCCCCCATTTTCTTTGAAATGCATCACCATCAAGGCCTGCAATGATTACAGTCTTGTCAGCGAGGAGACAGCATTCAACAAACCTTTTCAAGTCGGGAAAGAATTGTGCTTCGTCAATGGCAACAATTTCGGCATCTTCAAACTCCCACTTGTCAATGAGTTCGAAGAGTTCCATAACTTTGAAACAGTCAAATTTTACATTATCATGCGTCTTTAGGACTTCATCAGGGGAACGTGTATCTTTGGCAGAATTGACAACCATGATCCGTTTTCCCAAAACTTTGAGTCGTTTGAGTCTCCGAATAAGTTCTGATGTCTTACCTGAAAACATGTTACCCATGATAATTGAGAGACCCATCCTGACTTATTAAAATAATGTTGTAATTTTTATATGAGTGATTTTATTCGGGCAACTTTCGAGGGATACAGTGGGTACTACAATCCTAACTCAGGGCGCGTGAAGTTGGGCAATCGCCTATTTCCCGATATAAAAGTGGCAGTAAAATATCTCGGCAAAAGGTAAGATGCCCCTAACGGATTCCCAAATCACCAAGAAGGTTGGGGAACTGCGTAAAAAGGAGGGTCGGATCTACGCACCCCTCAAATACTTCAGGGGACTCACCACTCTCAAGGAGGTTGAGACTCGCTATAAGAAGATGCTAAAGCGGGACTACAAAGATTTCAAGACGGACAAGGGACAGAAAACAAAGACTTCTTCCTACACGCAAAAGTTTAGAAAGATGTATGGACCGGATGTTAGGTCCCTCCCAGAGATTGCCAAGGCGACGGGGATACCTCTAAAGACCCTCAAGACGGTGTACAATAGGGGACTCGCTGCGTGGAGAACCGGGCATCGTCCGGGAGCCTCTCCACAAGCGTGGGGGTACGCGAGGGTACACAGCTTCGTCACGAAGGGGAAGACGTACTACACTGCTGATAAGGATTTGCGTTAATTTAAAACATCCTACAGACACGCTCATAGATACTAGGTTTCTTCACTGGATCGGGTGCAAACTTGAGTGCGAAGATTTTACCCACAATGGGTCGATTTTTCTCGGTTTCACTCGCCATCTTATCCGAATGTTCCATCATTTCTTTCATCATATCCATGATTCGTGTGTTAGATACTAGATAGTTCCTATGTTCTTGAGCTGCGGCCTTTTCAGCCCAAGATACAGCATTCTCCCTCACCGAATTATTCATTTCGAACTGTTTGTTCGCGGTGGCAGCTGGACTCGGATTCGCTTCCCTAAACTCATCAATAAGACCATTAATGGTTTCACCGTATGTATGAAAACGTTTGTCATCATAGGCTTTATCACACACGGCATAGAGTAGTTCATCACTCACTCCGTAAAGAAGGACATCCTTGTTTTCAATCGTGTATTCAAAAAATTTGTTCATTTCATCACGAGGCACCCCATCCGGGTACGTCTTGATGAGAGTATCGAGCTTGTGTTCGAAATCGGTGAGAGTCGTCATTTTTCTTGAAAATATAAATATACCGCATTTACTTAGGTTTCATTACAATCTAATATTCTAAGAAGTCTGTAAAAGTGACGATATCTTGGTCAAGTATAGCTTCTGCGATGTCCGTGAGTTCTTGGGGAAGGTCATCCAGTCCCAGACAACTCTCGTTGTAGACTTCGACCATGCTCATGTCTCTATCGTCAAAATAATAGAGTAGATCCCGGAGGGTCTTGTCATCGATGGTCTGCATGGCTTTGCAAAACTTTTCGCAACAGAATGATGATCCGTCGAGGATGTTGTTCTTGATGTATACCTCAATATCGTCATCTTGACCGACGTGAATCTCATCTGATAAATACGTACAGTTCATGAAGACCTCGATGCCACCCGCGACTTCACAAAGAAAATCTCTTTTGCCGGCAATTGCGGACATGTTTGTAAACTTAAAAATATGATGAGTAGTATATTTACTTAGGTTCGTAATGACTGATCGCATTACATGGGATGAATACTTTATAAACGTCGCAGATCTCGCCTCCGTCAGGTCTCCATGTGAGAGGTTGAAGGTGGGGTGTGTCCTCGTCAAGAACAACCGCCTCATCAGTATGGGCTACAATGGGTTCCTCGCAGGTACCAACCACAAGTCTATCATGAGAGATGGACACGAACAAGCTACGATCCATGCAGAGATTAACGCAATCACGGATGCGGCGAAGAGGGGTGCCTCGATTGATGATTGTGTGGCGTATGTGACACATTATCCATGTCTCAACTGCTATAAGGCTCTAGCGAGTAGTGGAATCAAAAAAGTGTATTACAAAGAGGACTACCGAAACGATCCGGTGGTGGAGGAGTTAGGCTATGGGGTGGGTCTAACTAAGCTTCATACCTGAAGTGTCCCACACCCTCATTGTTAATATGAAGAATTTCTCCGTTCTTGAGGCGCAACTTGAGACGGAGGTCGAATTGGAAGAGGGACGTTCTGTACGGTTGAAGATATTGGAATTTCTCTTGAAAGACAGCCTTGAGAATGTCCCGCATTATTTCATTATTCGAGGACCCACGAATAAAGAAATCAAGGGCTGCACCCTCGTAGTCGGGATATTTATCGTACCAACCAACGAAATCAAACCTCTGCTCATTCTTAAACTCCCCAGGATATTCCTTGAGGCACGTAAAACTTGTCCGCAGATGTTCCGTCGCAATCCCTTTAAAGATCGCATACCGCAGTTGAGACATAGATCTGGGTAGCTTGATGAATTCCGGGTCGATATCGTTGTACGGCGATTGAATCCAGAAGTCGACCGGCTTGGCGCCGGTATAGTCAACCTTCTTCAGGTCCTCGAGGGTCATGGGGGTCTGGACGTAAGCGTTCATGATTGAAATAAAACTTGAATTATTGAGTGATCTGACTCACACTTAGGTGTTTAAAGAATTCTAACATGTAAGATATAATGAATCCAGAGAACTTTCCTCCGCATATTAAGCAGTTGTTCCAAAATAGGGAGCTGACGATGAACCAGAAAATGGCCACACTGGCTGCGTTCATGCCAGATGTTCCAGGGATGCCCGAACCAGATGATCACCATGAACTGGGTATGAAGATCAAGCGCCTCGTGGAAGAGGGTAAGATTCGTTTAGGTAAATTTGATAAAAACTTTATTCTCGAGGTCGAGACCGTGGCTTAATCGCCCACACACTCTCCTTTCGGAACTTTTCATGATCGATTTCCTCGATTTTGAAAACTTTCATGATG